AGCGGAAACGGGCGGTTTGTGTACGACCACTCGTCAGGGTTCCGAGCCGTCTGCCGGATGAGCGGTCGTTACGACGATGCCGGTCCATGGCTCGAGGGGGACGCTACCAACGGATCTACGACCACCGATTGCGGGAACGTGTCCGCCGCACCGGCGACGTCAGCGTAGCCACCGACCTCGCCGTGTGCCTCCCAAGAACTTTGTCGGAACATCTCGCGCGCTGACCACTACCTGAATCTTCTCAGCGCCGTTCTCCTGGATGTAACGGAAGCTGTTCTGCCGACCGCATATTCTCATTGCGTGCCTCGGCGCGTGTAAGTCGCCACAAGCGCGACGAAATCACGACCTCTCGTCAGTTTTTGCCTTTGACCGCGTTGATCGTGGCGGGCGTCGCGTGTCATAGATTTAGTGTCGCACGGAAGCGCAAAGTTGGTGTCGTGCACAGGGAAGAAGAACGGTCCGCGCTCTTCACACTTCGCCTCGTCGCTGGCAGCGAGACCGGCTCGAAGGCGAGGGAACGGGCGCGGAAATGGTGCGGAGAGGGAAGATGACGGGTGTTGCAGAGCGGTATCGCAGAGCGTGGTCCGTTGCCCGCGAACGTCGACGTTCCCGCGGCCGACCTGTTTCTTGGGCGTCGCAGTGCAGCGCGTCCCGTAGTTTTCGCTCGCGCATCAACACCAACACCCCCTCGCAGCCGCGGTCGGATGCCACTGACAACGATGTCGCACTTTGCCGAGTCGACCGGCTGCGGGAATGCGCTCGGGACTTGTGGAAGAATCAAACCGTCGAAGTACTCCGTCCCAATGAATCGCGGCTCGCGCAGTCGCGTCAGGGGAAGCCGAACCGACTCGGGTGCGCGTGCTACAGACTCGGAGAAAAGCGGTCAGCAATGAAACCGGTGGCGACATTGAGCGCGGAGCGAAACCGGCGAGGTCTGTGGGAACACCGCGCATTGAGCGGTCCCGGTTGCGCGCTGTCAGGAGCGTTTCCCGGCTTCATCAGGGGCGCTTGGTCGGCGGTCGACGAGATGATCGGAGTGAGGTGGTCGGATGGGCGGTCGCGAACGATTCTCGTTGAATTTCAAGGCGTTATTTGTCGATCAACAGGTCAGTAGCGCCGGTCTTGCGGGCGACGACGGCGTAGGCGCCTGGATACTCACCGTAGCCCTGGTCGGCTGTCTCGTGCCAGCCGTGGCAGTGCGCAGATCGGCTACGGGAATTCCGGGCAGCGGCGCTCGTGCAGCAGTGGTGACGACCGCGGCATGCCCCGTCACGGCGATGGGCGCGGCGCGCCCATCGCACTGCACGCAGGATTCGGTGCGGGTGCCCGCGGACCACGCCCCCTTCGGTCCGAACCGCGGCGGAGGGAGCCCGGCGACCGCTGCCGCCCGACGAAGCGCCCCGAGACGCCGTCGCGGGTCGCGTCGCCGAAGCCAGCGGACGGCAGGTACCCCCGATCTCGGCTCGCTAAAACTCAAGATCGAGCCCCGCTCGGTGGCGGATCTAAAGCCTCGTCTCCGTAACCCCCGGACCCACACCGAGGAGCAGATCCGAAAGATCGCAAGCAGCATCGAACGATTCGGATTTACCAATCCTGTCCTCGTCGATGCGAAGGGCGAGGTGATCGCCGGTCACGGCCGTCTCGCTGCCGCCAAGCTGCTTGGCATCTCGGAGGTGCCAACCATCCGCCTCGATCACCTAACCGAGGCCGAAATGCGCGCCTACGTGATCGCGGATAACCGGCTGGCCGAGCTTGCCGGTTGGGACGATCAGATCCTCGCCATCGAGCTTCAGTATCTCGCCGAGCTCGACTTCGACGTGACGCTGACGGGCTTCGAGATCGCAGAGGTCGATCTGAGAATCGAGGCGCTTACGGCTGGCGAGAGCGACGAGGACGATGAGGTCGCGCCGATCGACACGAGCAAGCCGGCGGTGACCCGACCGGGCGATGCTTGGACGCTCGGCCGCCACCGGATCGTCTGCGCGGACGCCACGGATCCCAAGAGTTTCGGCCAGCTGCTTGGCCGAAAGCACGCGCAGATGGTGTTTACCGATCCTCCCTACAACGTTCGCATAAATGGCCACGTCTCGGGAATGGGAAAAACCAAGCACCGAGAGTTCGCGATGGCCTCTGGGGAGATGACGCCGCATGAGTACCGCCAGTTTCTCCAAGATACCCTCGGCCATCTCGCCGGATACACTCGTGACGGCTCGATTCACTTCATCTGCATAGACTGGCGACACGTCAGGGACGTTATCGACGTCGGGGCCGGGATCTACCGCGAGCTGAAGAACCTATGCGCGTGGGTGAAGGACAATGCCGGCATGGGGTCGCTGTATCGGTCTCAGCACGAACTAATCCTCGTCTTTAAACACGGGGACGCGCCCCATGTGAACAACGTCGAGCTTGGGCGCTACGGCCGATATCGGACGAACGTGTGGCGTTACCCCGGCGCCAGCGCGCTCCGAAATGGCGGCGTCGAAGAGTTGGCCATGCATCCAACGGTGAAGCCGGTCGTGCTCGTCAAAGATGCCATTCTCGACTGCTCCAAACGCAACGACATCGTGCTCGATTGCTTTGGCGGCAGCGGAACGACGCTCATCGCCGCAGAGAAGGCCGGACGACGTGGGTATTTGCTCGAAATCGATCCGCTCTACGTCGACGTCACGATCGAGCGCTTCGAGAAGCTGACCGGCGATCACGCGATCAATGAAGCTACCGGGCTCCGCTATCGCGATACGAAGGCCGAGGCATCACCGGCGGGGGCAGGCACATGAGTGACAGCGAGAGCCGCGATGCGGAGAACGCGGAGGCAGAAGCGGCTCCTGAGTCCGCTGACTATGAAGTCGGATACGGAAAGCCGCCGAAGAAGACACGGTTTCGCAAGGGCACGTCGGGAAATCCCAAAGGCCGACCGAAGGGCGCGCGCGGGTTCCAGACGATACTGCGAGAAGCCATCTACAAACCGATCGCCGTTCGTCAGGGCGATCGAATAAGGACCGTCCCCAAGGTGGAAGCGCTCATCGAGTCGATGCTTGCTAGGGCTCTGACGGGCGACCACCGGGCGCTCCACGAGATACTTGCGAAGATTTGTGAACTTGCCGACGACGACTATCCGGGAGACGGAGGAGACGAGAAGCTTAACGAAGACGACCAAGAGATTATCGCAGGCATTCGTGAGAGGTGGATGCGTTCGCTGAACGCCGCGGGGGAACGGGCAGACGGTCCGAGAGCACAAAACGAGGCTGGAGAAGGGGATGTGGAGGAAGAAGAGAAATGCTCGCGCTAAAAAAGAGAGAGCTCCGTGTGTTGGTGAGGAATGACCTTGTCGCATTCATCCATCAATGCTTTCAGACACTGAATCCAGGTGTTCGATACCGACACAATTGGCACATCGAGGCGATCGCGATGCAGTTACTCCGGTGTGAGCGGGGTGAATGCAATCGGCTGGTCATACCCGCTCCGCCGCGGTCTCTGAAGTCGATCTGTGTGTCGGTCGCCTACGTCGCGTGGCTGTTGGGGCGTCATCCGACGCTCAAGATCATCTGTGCGAGCTATTCACAAGAGCTAGCGATCAAGCTCCACAACGACACTCGGGCGATTATGAGGAGCGCGTGGTATCGGCAACTCTTCCCGCGAACGAGGATTAGTCGAGAGAAGGACTCTGAATCAGAGATTGTCACCATGCTTCGTGGGTCGCGACTTGCGACCTCGGTGGGAGGGACACTGACTGGCCGGGGCGGGGACGTGATCATCATTGACGACCCGCATAAGCCGAATGAGGCACTGTCGGCTCCGCAACGGCAGGCAGTCGTCGACTGGTTTCGAAACACGGTCATATCGAGGCTCGACGACAAGCGAAAGGGAGTGGTGATCGTAGTCGGTCAGCGCGTCCACCGGGACGACCTCAGCGGACAGCTGCTCTCAGAGAGCGGCTGGACTCCTCTGGTTCTGCCGGCCATCGCAACGGTGCGGGAGCGGATCCAGATCGGTGAACACGTCTATCACATCCGTGAGGTAGGCGACGTGCTGCACGCAGAGCGAGAATCCCGCGACGATCTCGATCGCATCAAAAGCACAATGGGGGGCTACCCTTTCGAAGCGCAGTACCAACAGTGCCCGGTCTCTGTCGAAGGGCAGATGATCAAGCTCGATTGGCTTCAGTACTACGACGAACCGCCGACGCGGACGCGCGAAGACGAAGTCGTGCAGAGCTGGGACACGGCGGTCAAGGCGTCTGAGCGGAGCGACTGGTCTGTGTGCATTACCATTCTGAAGAAGGGCAATCATGTCTACGTCTTAGACGTATTCCGCGAGAGGCTGGGCTATCCCGACCTCAGGCGCGAAGTCGTGGAACGCGGAGTCAGGAGCAAGGCCGATGTGCTCCTAATCGAGGATAAGGGCTCGGGAAGCTCTCTTATTCAGGAACTTGAGATGGATGACACGCCTGGACTCCCGAACGTCATTGGCGTCGAGCCCTGGGGCGACAAGGCGACGCGTATGTACGCGCAGACCGCGTTTATCGAGGCGAAGCGACTTCACCTGCCACGGAATGCTCCTTGGCTAGATGACTTCCTCGTTGAGCTGCAGCGCTTCCCCGACGGCGGTCACGACGATCAGGTGGACGCGCTCTCGCAGCTACTCGCGTGGATTAAAGAGGACGAATACAACAGGCCGCAGATCTTCTAGCCGCGCCCCTGCGGCGTCCGCCCGACCGGGAGCCACACACCCGCGCAAGCGACCGGAATGTCGGCAGAATGTCTGGGCGTTAGCGGCACGGAGAGGGACCGCAGAAATCCAGGAAAACACTCGACTTCTGTGCCCAAGGAAGCGGTACTACGAGCAGCCAGACGGGAGCGCGGTCACGCGGCTACCGAGGCTCGGAGGATCGAGGAGTGTTCAAGGAAGAAAGCGCGGCTGACCCTGAGACGGAGTCTCGGGCTGAAGAAGCGACGGCCAGCTCGGCGGCCGTCGCGGCGGAGGACATCCAAGGTATGTCCATGAACGCCCTGCGGGCGCAGTGGCGGCGGCTCTACCGTTCGCCGCCGCCGCGCCACGTTCGAAGGGACCTACTGGTGCGGGCCGTCGTGTGGAAGTACCAGGACGTCGCGAGCGGGACGCGCAGCACCCCGACACTGCGCCGCCTGAAGAAACTCGCGGAGCAGTTGGAGACGCATGGCAACCTCGCGGAGCCCCGAAGCCCAACGCTTCGCCCCGGCTCGCGGCTACTGCGTGAGTGGGGCGGTGCCACCCACACCGTCACCGTCATCGAAAACGGATTCGAGTGGCAGGGGAGTCGCTACCGGTCGCTCTCCGAGATCGCGTGCGCGATCACCGGCACCCACTGGTCTGGACCACGATTCTTCGGGCTGAAGGATCGCCGGCCGCGAGCAGAAACCACGGAGTCCGGGGATGAGTAAACTAGCGACTCCAAAACTCCGGTGCGCGATCTATACGCGGAAATCATCCGAGGAGGGCCTGGAGCAAGAATACAACTCGCTCGATGCGCAGCGGGATGCGTGTGCTGCGTACATCCGCAGCCAAAAACACGAGGGCTGGGTCGAACTCCCAGACCTCTACGACGACGGCGGCGTATCGGGCGGAACCATGGAACGCCCGGCACTAGCGCAGCTCCTTGGCGACATGGAGGCCAAGAAGGTCGACATCATTGTCGTCTACAAGGTGGATCGACTCACCCGGTCACTGTCGGACTTCGTCAAGATGGTCGAGATCTTTGAGCGGACCAAGGTGTCGTTCGTCTCGGTCACCCAACAGTTCAACACGGCGACCTCGATGGGGCGGCTTACCCTCAATATGCTACTCAGCTTCGCGCAGTTTGAACGGGAAGTAACTGGCGAGCGCATCCGGGACAAGATCGCAGCATCCAAGAAGAAAGGAATGTGGATGGGCGGCACCGCTCCGCTTGGCTACGATTCTCGCGATAGACACCTCGTCGTCAACGACACGGAAGCCGCCACGGTGCGCCACATCTACCAGCGTTACATCGAGCTTCGATCCGTCCGTCTACTGCAGGACGATCTCGCCGCGCAGGGCATCGTCAGTAAGGTGCGAGTCGATCGCAATGGC